ACGGGGCGGCTCATTGGCCGGGCTCCTTCATCCGGAAGGAACCGCACCACGCGTCGCTATAAGTCCACGGCCACGCGTGGCCTCGCGCGTATTCAACGCGCTCAGGTGGACCGGCGCGACACTCGCCCTCGTCGTCGGAAAGGCCGGGACTGCGGTGCATCCACATGCAGTTAGAGCACTTGCGGGATTGTTCGGGGGTGTCGGTCATGCGGCCACCTGTTCGGGTTGAACGTCAAACAGCCATGCGACCTCGGAGGCAGGCCAGCCAGCGCGGCGGAACCATCCGATGAACCGGGCCTTGTCAGGGTTCATGGGGCGGACGCGCTGGACGCAAGCAATGCGCTTAACGCCGGGAACGCGGGTGCGAGGCGATGCTAGCTTCAGGAGCGCGGCCTTACGGATCACGGCGCGCTCTGTGCAGCCGTTGCCGATCTTGCGGGCGATGATGGCGCAAGTGACGGTCTGGTCAGGGTACATCCGGCGCAAGGCGTCTGTGGCCTCTGGCGTCCAGTTAAACCCGTTTGACGCGGTGCGCGGGCGCTTCATGCCGTGAATACGGACGGCGGAGCTGATCGTAACGCAGTTGCAGCCGTCGCCGAAGTAGCGGGCGATCTCCACCGGCCCGCGCTGTTCGTCCAGGTAGAGGCGGCGGAGATCGGCGAGGCGTTCGGGGGTCCAGTTGAAGCGGGTCATCCGGCGCCCCAAAGCTGTTCCGAAATGCTGCTATTCAAGCCCCGCCACAATCGCAGCTCCATCGCTGGGGCGTCGCTTTCGTCCTCCAAAACTTCCGCGTCTACCTCCTCGACAATTTCCGCGATTTGCAAAGCGGACAATTCGAGGAGCGTTTCCAGCGCATAGGCTCTCGCATGCGGATCGGGCGAAACGCACGGCACCTCGACGCACCAGCGCAACAGCTCAGCCGCGTCCAAATGCATCGTGGTGACGCTAAGGTCATCGGATTCCGCCTGGCCCAGATGCCACGCAATCAGATCGGCAATGTTCATGCGACTTGCTCCGCAGAGCCGAGAACGTCCCTTGCGCGCCTCTCCAAAACGCGGCGGGCTTCCAGCTCGTCGGATGCCAGCGCCTTAAGTTGGCCGGGCGTCGGGAAATATCGCTCCGCGCTGTTGCGCCACCGGCGGCAGGCTTCGCGCACGAGATCCGCTGGCCAATTCGCCAGATCGTCCAGCCAATGGGCGTTAGCCATCCGGCTTTCCTGAGGCGTGCGATTGAACGCCGGGTAATGCAGCGCAAGCCCCTCGATCTCCAAGGCGATCTCCTCAGGCTTCGCGGGCGTGAGCGAGCCGCAGACCGCGCGAGCCGTCCAAATCAGCGCAGCCCGGTCCTCCGCTGTCATCGGTTTGGTCGCCAGCTTCGCAGCGGTGGCGCTCTGCAATAGCCTCAGCCCATGCAGCCCTTCGGGCGTCTGTGGTAGTCCGGCGGAGATCGGCACGACCTCGTTCATTCTTCGATCCTCCAATGAAGGAAGAAACTTCTTTGTTTCTTCCTTCTGGTTCTGGTTCTGGTTCTAGTTGCTTAAGGGTGGCTGAAGCCTGGCTTACCCTTTGTTCGTTGTTTTTCTTGCGCTTTTCAGACTGACCGCGCTTTCCGGCCTCTGACAGGCGAACGGTCTTGTCGTGGTACTTGGCCAGTTCTTTCGACAGCCGCTTGTGAGTGATCGAGCCGCCGCGACGGGTGAAAAACGCAGTCACGTCATCCCGAACGCGCTTCCACTGGTCGGGCGTCAGCTTGGTCAGCCGGGCAAGCTTCTTGTCGTCGGCAGGCAGCTTTCCGCCGGCGCGCCACATCGCCATCAGGAGGTGCAGGTAAGCGCCGCTGGCCATGCCGTCGAGGTGAACGGTGTCAGCCAGGTAGTCGCCGACGTACAACGGCATGTAAGGTGGCGCGCTCATGCCGCCACCCGCTCAGCGGCGAGGCGCTTGGCGTGTTCACGGACGCCATGCAGAACGGTCGTGTGATCGCGGTCGCCCAGTAGGGAGCCAATAAACGGCAGAGAAAAGCGAGGCTTGCCGTCTCTCGACTTAACCTCGCGAATGAGCCACATCGCCTCCTGACGGGCGTGGCAGACGTATCGCAGCCGTGACGGCCCGGTCAGGTCGGCGACGGTCAGGCCGTGGCCCTCGGCGACCTCGCGGACGATATCGCGGGCCGACCGATGGGGCGACGCCGGAACAAGCATCTGGCCGCGCCAGAGCGACAAAACGACCGTCATGCGGCCACCTGTGAGCGTCTGGCGTTGCGTTCGGCGGTGTAGGGCACATAGGGGCCAGTCAGGCGCGGTTCGCCGCTGCTGCCTCTGGTTTCGAGTAAGCGGCCGAACCCGCCTTCATCGAGGCAAGCGGCGGAATAGTCCTCGTCACGGTTCGGCGCCGGAATCTCGTAAAGCCCGACAGTGCCGTTGCGGTCGTGCTGGCCTTGCGCCAACGCCGCCTCTTTAGCCGCCTGCGAACGCCGCACGCCAAGCACAAGCGCGCGGTTGCGAATGGCGTCGCGCGACACGTTCCATGCCTTGGCCCAGCTCGTAATCATCTCGCTGGACGCATCCGCGTATTGCTCGCGCAGGATCGCGTCATGCTCAGCGAAAAACACGCGGCGCCGCTTTTCAGGGTAAGACCTCATGACCGCACATCCCCCCGCTTGGCAAACGAACGGCCCTGGATCTTGCGGGGCGAAGGCGGCCAGTAGCCAAAGTGTTTGGCGTGCATCCGATCAGCCTTTGAACGCGGCCCGGCTTCCTTGGCGGTCTTCGCCCGGTGATCTTCGCGGCTGACCAATTGCAGGTTGCTCTCGGCGTGCTTGCCGCCCATCGACAGAGGCGTGATGTGGTCAAAGTCCACGGCATCGCCCGGCCCCAGCTTGCGGCCGGACAAGGCGCAACGGCCCTCGCACTTCAGCCAGACGCGCGCCTTGACCGTCTTCGGAATAACGGCGTTGGGATTGTTGCTGGACCACTCGGGAACGGTGCGGCCGGTCATGCAACACCCGCCACGGAAAGCAGCGAAGGGCCGGTCGATTGCGCTTCCATTTCCGTCAGGTTGCGGACGGCTTGTCGGAAATAGGCGGGCTTCAGTTCGGTCCCGATGAACCGGCGCCCGGCCTTAAGCGAGGCCCAGCCTTCCGAGCCGATGCCCATGAACGGGCTAAACACGACGTCATTGGGGTTGGTCCAGAGCCGCACCGCGCGTTCGATCAGGTCGAGTTGCAGCGGGCAAAGGTGGCGCTCGTCCTTGTCCTCGCGGGCGACCTTGACGTTTAAGACGTTCGTTTGCTGGATATCCATCCAGACCGGCGAGGCCCATTGCTGCCATTGCGTGACCGGGAACAGCGTCCGATCCTGGCCGACCTTATCGGCTTCGCTTTCATCGGCAGGCGTTTTGCGGAACACCAGCAGATAGTCAGGCATCCCTTGGCGGGAGCGCGTGGCGTCGGTGCAGAGCTGCTTATACAGCAGCCCCAGCGCCTTGGTCCGCGTCATCTCCACAACGGGATCTTTCCAGATCGTAACGCGGCTGTGGTAGGTCCAGCCTTCAGCCTCGTGAACCTCGCGAATATCCGCCGGGAAGTCATAGAGCCCGACGGCGCCGTGCATCGACTTCGTTCGCGGAATGTCCGAACAGTGAACCGCTGTCAGCCTGCCCGGCTTGGTCGCGCGAAACTTCTCGCGGACCAGATGCCGGTACAGCGTCTTGAACTCAGCCTCGTCCTTGACGTTGCCCATGTCCCGCTCGCTGTCGCTGTAGACGAACAGGTGAGCGAACGGCGGCGAGTAGACGGAAAAGTCGAGCGAGTTGTCAGGCAGGTTGGTGGCAAACTCCACGCAATCGGCGTTATAGGCGGCGAAACGTTCGCCCTGGTTGCTGTCAAGAACAGCGGTCATGCGGCAATCCATTGCGGAAGGGCCAAAGGCTTGGCCGGTTGATAGGGTGCTTGTTCGGGGACGCTGTGCGACGCGCGGGCCATCGCAGCGGTCATCTCAGCCTTCATGGCGTC